CGACACGATCAGTACCGGCGTCCGCGAATAAGAGGTGTTCGTTTGTGTTCCCCTCAACCCGGAAGTCCATCGTCTCGTCACCATCTTCGTTGATAACTACTTCGGTGTCTTTAATGGTAATCTGGTCTTCGTTGCCAGAGGTCTGATCATCAACACCTTCGTGTCCTGATGCACCAGCTCCACCGCTAGGGGTTTCTGCTGAACCACCTGTTGAAGCTCCGCCAATTGTACTGAAAGCCATATCGATTCTCCTTTTAGAATCTTACTATACTTAACCAAGCTGACAAGTAAGTAAGTTAAATCTTACCCAAGTTGACTTCTATAGAGTATTTATCCGCAGCCACACCATTCGTAAGAGTAGGGGTATTGATTCTGAAATATTTGTAGTTGAGTGGGAAGTCTACCGCAAAGTTAATGCTCGCATCACCAGTAGCCTTTGAGTAAGAAAGGGTGGACAAGGTTGCCGTTCCCGAACTTGTCGATGCGGTCTGGAGAGGATAAGCGGTAGACTCATCGTTAGACACATCGATACCAAAGGTAAAGGGTGTCTGTGAGCCACCGGCCCCTGAATTCGTAATGCTGACAAAGACTGTAGCCTGGTTATACCCTGCGCAGGGAATCCAACTACTGTTTGCTGTAGTGTCTCCGTCCTTTGCCGAGATACCAATGTCTGTTGCTGACTTATTTACTAAGACAGACAAGTGATGACTGCCCTGTCTCGACGGACGAGTGCTGTTTGTTCCGAGTGCCATTTCTTTCTCCTATGTATTTCTACGCTGCTCTACAGCGTATGAACCTGCTAGTTGTGTTCCAGGGAATCGGCCTTCTACCCATTTGGCTTGAGGCTTAGGCCCTGGTTTTTCTTCTTCGTCTTCCTTGTCGTAATTGGCGAGCATAGCGCCAGACACTACAGGATTGACAACCTCGACGCCTATCAGTGCGCCCATTAGTTCCTTCTCTCTTTGGGGAATGTCCTTACTGAAGTTAGGATCTGAGAGGCGTGTCATAAACTCCTTCGAGAGCTTGGCCGATGCTTCGGGATAGTATTCCTGGAATGTGTCAATCTCATTTTGAGTCAAGGTCCCAGTATAGAGTCCTCTCATAATGGCACCAGCGCCATACTCGAGAACGGCCAGCTTTTCACCAACCTTCTGGATTTCAGAGTCAGGAGGCATAATCTCTTCACTAAACATGTCTGGCTTAATTGTGGGAGCTTCACCCAATACCTTGTTTACGTTCTTTATATACTGGACAAACTGATTCTTTACAGCCTCCTGAAGTTCAGGAAGATAGGAGAATTCAGCAGAAGCATGGGCAGTAAGTTGCTCCATCACATCCGGCCTACTCATTGCTGCGGCAGTCTTCTTCGCGCTCTTGAATTCCTCTACCGTAAACTTGTTATTAACAGGCATACTATTCTTCCTCTCCAGTGACGTACTGAGCAATGAACCTAGAGCCTAAGACCGCAGGATATCTACCAGTTGCTTCGCTACCAGGACCATCATACATCAGTCTTGCTCTGCCGATGGTTGAAAAATCAATATCAGCCTGATCTTCGAGGCTTACAGCCTGTTTAGCGCGGTCTGCCTTTGCCATTTTCTTTGTGTATTTTGACCTGCCTTGATTCAGCCAGACGAAGTATCTCTCTACTTGAGACGAAACAATGTCATCGAAAGCATCCGAAGCTGCAAAGAACTTTTGCATATTGGCCAAAGCTCTAGCAGGATTAGCCATCATGTCGTAACCGTATCGTCCAGCAACAGAGGCAGCACCAGCGATAGCTCCACCGACAGGACCCGCAACACCCCAACCGATACCAGAAGCTAAGGCACCAGTTCCCAAGTAAGGCAGAAGCCCGCGATTAGGAACCGCCTGTGCCTGCTTGGCCTCAGCGTCAAGAATGGCAGACCATTCCATAGCCTTCTTCATATTTCTCTTGAGGTAAGGATGGGTTTGTCCAATCCTATTTTTAACTCTTCCACTAGCAGCCCAGGCAGCATGCGCCTCTTTCGAGAGTGGACTTTTTTTGCCTTCCTTGAACCAGAAGTTTTTTGACATCCAGCCCAACAGAACATTGTTAGCGCCGACGTATTCCTCAAAGAACTTTAATGACGCCTCCCCTCCCTCGTGGCCTAGTGTTCTAAGAACTCCTTCCACCTTGGCTTCACTAATTTGAGGAACCTTTGGAAACTTCTCTAGCGGGATGGAAAATCGCTTCAACACTTCGTCATGCTGGGACTGCCTTGCCACCATCATCGCATTGAATTTTCGTTTATATTGGTTCATCTTTCCGAACATGGAAAAGAACTGGTTATCCCTACTCCAGACATCACTTGACTCTGTAAGGAAGTCGGTAAGATGGCCCTTCATCTTATCCGCCCATTCCTCAGAGTGAAGATCTGGCTTAATAGGACCATGAGGAATCGTTCGGTGAATTCGTGCTGATAACTGCTCTAGCTTATGGAATATACCAGCGTTAAAATCTTCATTGAGTATCTTCTTAACGTCAGAAACAGAGTTCCACATAGCGACAATTTGCATCTCTTCAGTCATTCCGGGAATGTCGTATTGTGGCGACCTGTCCAGGAGGTCTTGGAATTTCTTGTTGGCTAATCCGCTGGACTTTACTTTCTTTTTTGCACGGTCGAGTGAACCATAATTTCTTCTGACATACTTGTGAACAGTATTCTGGATGGAATCAATGTCCTTAAGGATGCCACGAAGCTCATGCTCTCCCTGCTGAGTTAGCTGATGCCATTCATCCCCGACCTCTACTTGCTTAGATCCTCGCTGTAGAAAACCTAAAGTTTCCGACCTTAAGACATCAAGAAATCCACCAGAAACCTGAGTATCGTTAACACTAAAGTTTCCGTTAATAAGCCTTTCGGCCAGTAGCCCACTACTTGCTGCACCTTGTCTGCCTTCTTCTATTGCTCCGACTGCAGTCTTGATCGTGGCGGGAGAGTGCCCAAATTGAGCAATTTTCTTTATAGTTTGCTGTAGCTTTATCGCCTGACCCATCCATGAGGTTGTTTCTTTGACCATAGGCTCTATCCGCTTTGCGAACATTTTAGCCTGCTTGTGAGCACCCTCGCGATTCTTCAGTTCTTGGACTGTTTGCTTTATGTTGATTTTATCAGCAGCCTCGCCGAACTTAGTCTCGACGTGCATGTTGTCATGGCCTTTTGCAATACCATCAAGGACACTATCCATAATCTTACTGTCAAAGGCCCAATTCACAGGCATCGAGGCAATCTTCTTACCGGTGGATAATAACTTCGCACCAACAATAGGCGCACCCATGAAGACACCAGGAATGGCGACACCTAATGTGGTTCCCATTCCAACATTCCATAGGTAGTTGCCAGCAATCTCGTCCCAACTTCGATCTTTCTTGTAGTCCTTAACAACATCATGGAGGGAGTAACCAGCGCTATAGACCATAGCCTCTGCGCCCATCCCATACATGCGAGAAGCAAGCCCTCTAGCTCCGGCCTTCTTTAGCTGTTCTTCTGCCGCCTCTCCGAGAAGCTTCATTCCCATTTTGGCTTGTTGGCCTTTGCCAAACTTGTCTACCAAGACAGGGGCAGCAGTAAGCTTTCTGGCATACTTCAGAAGAGATTCGGCACCTTTTTTCCCTAGTGGGCTTTTAGCCAAGAGCCTCATCATGGTAGGAGTACCAGCGGCGGCAGTGGTCCCTCCTGTTGCTGGAGCCAGCGCCAGTGCTGCAATAGTGGTCATTATGTCAGAACCAAGCATCCAGCCTGGGTTAGCTTCCATAATACCAGCAGCGTCATCGCTAACGAGTCCAGCAATGGCAGGAGCAATACCAACAGTTAAAGCACCAGCAACACCTAACGCAGCTGCGGTTCCCTCTCTGCTTCCATAGCTCTTTCTCTTGGTATAATCGGAAACCTGCTTTGCATTCATATAGGTTCCGGCGCTCTGAAGGATGTACCTTTTGGCATCCTCTCTATTCATGTAGCTGGCTCGACCTAAGCCCTCTACGTCCTCCTTGTCCGTTACATGAATAGGGGTTTCTTCATCGGCAAACCCATAGCGCTCGCTCTTCAGGTAATCATAGACCTTATCATCGTCTACTTCACCGATAGCGTTTGTCTTAAGATTTACTAATCTAGCCATACTTATTCACCAATCGGCTTGCCAGGAAGCTTGTCCCTACTGACTGGCTTTGATGCCTGATTCATCTCGTTCACTACTTGCTTGTCTGTCTTTATCAGGTTTGTACTTGTTTTGAAGCCAGCGTCCAGCTCTTCATCTGTTGTTTTCTCTACCTGAAATTGGTCACCACCCAGCTCGGTAATAAGTCGCTCCATGTACATGCTTTGGTCGCTAAGTCCTTTTTCATCATCTCCGAATGATAGTATCGCTTTTGTGATTTGGGTCTTTCTTATATCGTCAAGAAGGTAATATCCCCTCAGGGAACCTAGTCTTGCTGCCTGGATAGCTCGTTGAAGCTTCCAAGTACCAATTTTACCTGTATCCGTTTTTGGGATCTGAAGCATACCTCGAAGCTGCTCGATCTCTGTAAGGTTTCCAACATTACCGGCGAGTGTTGCAAGCGAAGCTGCAAGCATTTCTCGAAGCTCGGTCAATGCTGCAAGCTCGTTCCCTCGCTCATATCCGATATCAACAAGGTTAAAAGCTCCTTTAGAGGCAAGCCACTTTGTGATGAGCATTGATGAACCATGCTTCTCCCAAATTCCTTTTGCTTTCTTAAGATCTCCCATCATTGCAAACAAGCCGTGCATCGTCTGCTCTTGCTTAGTAGTGAGTTTCGTCTTTCCTCTTCTGGCTCTTTCTGTAGCCTCCGCTCCTGCTGCGGCAAGAATTAAACCAAGGGCTCTTTCCTTATGCTGGCTAACAGCACCAGTTGAACTTATTTTTGAAGCTAGTTGGGATGCAACCTCTTGCTTGACTGTTTGTTTAATACCCAACGCCAGTTGTGCTTTTTCTCCTTTAATCTTGGCAATAAGCTCGCCAGCGATTGCCTGTGATTCTACAAGACCGTCTTTTCCAAACTTAGCCTTTGCTCTCTCCAATTCGGTATCATAGTAATCCAGCATATCTGCTTTGGCCTGTTGCATTGCTGCCAGCTTGCTGGTGGTACTAGATCTGTATTGCCCCAAAAGGGATTCAGAAGCATTCTGAGACGCATATGCGCCAGCAAGGGCAGCTTCTTGGGCCTTTATGTCCATATTGATAGCGCCGGTAATCATGTCCCATGCCATGAGCGGGAAGACTTTCCCCTTCTTCCTCATTGCTGATTTCGCGGTAACTGCGATATTTGCTATCAGCGCTATTACTGCGGCGATGGTATAAACAACCTGGCCTACGGTGTGGTCCCCATCTTCATTTATCCACGCAAACTGGCGGTAAGGGTCTGTCCTGTTCTTGCGTATCCAGTCTGATGTCTTCTTTACACTCTTGAGTTCGTTGTCTTCTCTCTCCTGCCCTGCTCTGGCAAGCCTGTCCGACTCATTGGCGATGAGCTGTATATCGGCTGCCTTACGAATCTCAATTTCGCTTCTTGCTTTAGCTTCTTCTTCAGCGGCATAAGCAAATTCTTGCTCTTTTACCTCTTTAGCTTGTAGCGCCTCTTCGGTTGCTCTTTCATATGGAGAAAGCTGTTTTATCAGGGCATTGTGAGCTTTGTCTGAGGCGAGCGCAAAATCCCCTATAGTGGCGACTGCCCCTTCATGTTTCTTGCCCTCGTTCCAGAGGCTTTGTGCCTTAGACATTGCATCACTATAAATCTCTTTGTTGGTGCTTGGGGTTTTACCAACATTCGTAGGCTTTCCATCCTTATCCGTTGTGACGGTGATGCCTTCTTGGGGCTTACCTGTAAAAGCGCCTGCCGGTGGAATCAGTTCTTTGGTTTGAGCATCCATGTATCCGAGTTTTATTAATCGTCGCTCTGCCTCTACAGGGTCATACTCCCAATGCCAGTGCTCGAACCGACCACTTGGGTGTTCGATTCCTTGCGGTAGACCTTCTTCTTTCCCGAACTTGTTGTAATACTCGGTGTCATCTCCTCTGAGAATCCACCCGTTCTTCAGAAGGTTGTAGCCCTCATGCTCAGTTGCCCACTTGCCTAAATCGCTTTCTCTGAATGCAGCATTGGTGGGCAATCCACCGGGAGTTAGGCCAGCACCCTTCCCGAGAGTCTTCTCTAATCGAGCAGCTTCTTCGGCAAGATTCATGAAAACATCAATAGCCGTAGGTTGTCCTCCACCACTGGCATCTAGGTTATGGCTACTTTTATAGAGGCGGACTAGGGCATCAGGCTTTAGATTCTCCTTAGTCATAGGTCCATTCGGATCTATGAACATGTGGGCATACGTTTTGGGGTTATCAAAGATTCTCTCTGTAGGATCTTCCCGGAATCCACCATGATCTGCATTCACGAAAATCTTGAGATTATAGCGAGCCGCATCGTTCTGAAGATTTACCAATCCACCCGCATAAGGATAAGCGCGACCAAGCTCTTGGGTGGTACCGTCTGAAAGAGGTAGTGAGGTAACTCCTTCTGCTGGAGGCGGAATTCTGGTCGGGGTTGGAATCTCTTCTTCCGCAGTGGCTGGAATCTCTTCTTCCTCAGGCTGTTCAATCTTCTCTCCTCGTGCTTTTGCTAATGCCAATTTTGCCTTTTCAGCCAATTGCTTCGGGGTTTTGCTTTCTTCCTGCTTTAGTTCTGTCGGGGTTTTCCATCCGACACGGCCGCCTAGCGCGTGAGTTAGGTCATCCCATGATTCATCGCCTGCTTTTACCCCTTTGATATAGGGCTTCCCAATTGTCTCAACGAGAGGCTTGTCGATGAATTCTCTCATGGGTTGGCCCATTTTGGGCAAGCCCAAGCGCGAGGATAATGGTTCGTCCTTACGCTGTTCATGGCGCTCCTTGTCGGATAATACAGGTGCTCGCGGAGAAGGAGAGAACTTAGTCTGCTTTGGGGCTGCTCCAATTGTACCAGAAGGAGGTGCATTAGGAGGAAGAGGTCTTCGATCCTTCATCTCAAGCATATTAAGTAACTGCATCTTTAGGGATTCAGCCTCTTGGCCGGAACCTTCTCTATTGGCCTCTTCTAAAAGACCTAAGAGCTTATTTGCCCTCTCGTCTGCAATAGTAAACTCTGGATATTCTTGTCTTGCCTCGTCCGTAGCCCAAACCATTAGATTCCTCCAGCTCCAAGCATTGCTTCAATTTCTTTTAGCCGTTCATGTAAGTCACCCAAGGCTGACATCGTATCAGATTCAGGAGCACTTGGTGCACCTGGAGCACCATTCGTAGCGCCACCCGAGGAAATATTCTCAAGGAAATCATAAGAGCTATTAGCAGGAAGAGGCATCTTAGGAGGAGCCATCCCAGGAGGAGCCATATCGGGAGGAATCATTTCATCCTCAGGCCCGCCAACATCCCATGACTTTTTCCCTGGCTCACCCACTCTTCGTTGCTGCTGGTCCTCGAAGGAGGTGGAGTTAATTGCCCTCTCTTTATCTCTTAATAGAGATAATGGATCACTCCTCAGGCTACCTGGTGCAGTAACCCCCATAGAGCCAGAAATCATCTCTTGGGGATTTGTTGTTCTCATACTGGGAGAAGGACCGAATTCATCATAAAGCGCACCACCGGCCATTCCGCCAAGAGTGCTACCTGCGGCTTCTAAGATTGGAGCTGCGACTGGAGCACCTGCGCCAAATACAGGAGCAGCGGCGGTAAGAGCAGCCCCACCGGCCACAGCTCCCGCAGTTGATGCAGCAGCTTTTCCAGCGGCCTGACCAACCTTGTCTCCTTGAGACACTCCCTTATTGTCGTCAGTTGCGGCCTCTGAAACATCCTTTGCTAGTCCTGTCAGAGCACCTGCAGCAGTGCCGCTACTTAACTTGTCCCCCAAGAATTGGGCAACCGCAGCAGCACCCTCGCTCTTTGCTATTCCAAGCGCAGCCGCTTCGCGTTCCTTTCTGTTCTTGGCTGATCCTAGCTGATAAGCACCAACACCAAGAGACATTCCTCTTTGAATGAACTTAATCTTCTCTTGAACAGCAGCAGTTGTTTCTGCTCTAGATCTTGCATCTATCTCATCCGGAGTTTCCGAAGAATCAAACTTCATTGTTTCAGACAGAGGACGTTCTTTGTAACCAAGGCGACCAGGTTCCTGAAGGGATGGGAGATTTAAAACATCGTCTTCAGGTCCACCAGTATTATAGGAATAGTCATCTTCAGGACCGCCGGTATCCTCACGCGGTAGATTGTAGAATCTACGATACTCAGCCTTTTGCTCGGGAGTCATCGTGTCCCACACTTCTTGGGGCAGGTTCTGGCCACCCGAAGGAACAGTATTGTCATCGCCGTAAGTAGCCTGTTCGTCTGCCATCTCTTGTTGACCTTGAGGCGTAAACCAATATTGGTCCTGAAATTCTCCTTGCTCGTTATAACCGGGGGCACTTGACCTGCCTGTGTGAACTGTATCGCTCTCCTGCATATTAGTTACTTGTAAAGCAGTTTGAGCCTCTAAATCAGAACTCCAATAATCATGCGTAAGTTGCTTCTTTAGTCTATCCATTGCCGCTTCTAATTCAGCACTATACTGCTCCTTGCTCATACCCATTTCTTCATATTTTTGGATAAGTGAATCTCGATGCGATAGAAGATCCGCCTCTACCTTCTTGTTGATCTCAAAGGTTTTTGACTCGATAGTTGCTTTTGCATTGGCTACTTGAAATTCTCTTTCTGCCTGTGTCTGCACAAATTTTTGAGTAGCTGCATCTCCCTCGGCGACTGCCCCTCTCACTTGCAGTCCCACATTTTGGCTTCCCCGTGCTCCTGCCATTCTTGCTATGATAGATCGCTGAAGAGCATCGTGCTGTCCCTGCATCCCCCTTGTCCAGCCACCACCAGCCAGCTCTCCAAGGGCGGATGTTCCTGCGCCAGATGGTGCTTGAGGTCCAAACTGCTGTGAACGTCCGCTCAATCCTTCTTGAAGAGCGCGGATAGCGCTAAGATCTGTCGGCGGTGTTGATCCGGGGGCACCTGGCGTTGGTACTCTACCAGGGGTATTCGTGTGTGGGGGTGGCGGTACCGAGGTTGCTCTAGGTTGAGGCTCGACCGGATCTGTTAGTCCTGGACCTGTTGGAACAGGCTTGCCGGGATCCTCGGAAGGATTCCCAGGAACTCTGCGTTCATCCTCATAGCCTGGTGCTGCGTTTGGATTATAAAATGGATTAGGTTCTGCCATGACTATCTCCTAGCTGTTCGACCCTATCGTTGAGGTGCTACTTAGTTTTGCGTGTGAATCTCGATATCCATCAGACCTTAACCCAAGCTCAATAGCTACCTCTGATAAAGTATATCCACTATCCGTGCTACCGCTATTGTCTGAATCAACAATCTCAAATTGAATCGCCTGGCACTTTTGCTTGGAAAGAAGTCCTCTGAACTGAAGATCTCCAGCCCCACTTGCTGAGAATGTATACGTGTTTGTAGCTGGTAAGGTGGTTGAGTCGTAGTCGTAATAAACATTAACGGTTAATGTCGTTGCATCCTTAGACTCCCCAAGGATGTGAAAGGCATAAGCACGTTGGTACGATTGGATTCCTGCAAGATTAATCCATGCAGTCTTGACCTTCATGGGAATGTACTCACCATCATCCGCGTAGCTCGTTGACTGGACGTAGGTAATGGGGTCTTGAGAGGATTCTTCCTTTATCCCAATATACATCTGCTTATCCAGGGCTATACTGCTTAAGGCAATCGAGCCACCCGCCCCTGATCCATGAGTTCCTTCAAGAACATCAACACCCCACTGACCTGACGTTTGATTGTAGGTAAGCATCTTAACTCCGGAAGGAGTCCCGCTAACTTGGGAAAGAAGAAACAAGATTAAGTCCTGTTTTGGGTCACTAACAATATCTCTAACAATATAAGGAGTGCCGCCAGTTGGATTAAGGGCCTCCTCCACAGAGGCACCAATATAAGAAACCTGCATATTTCTACCGAGGAGCCAAATCTTAGAACCTGTCTTATTCTGGGACACGAAGAGAAGACCTTCGTTGATAAGCTTTACTGGGGAATTACGCATAGCTCCGGAGGGACTAGGGATCCGTTTTGCCTCATAGAAGCCACCAGACCCCAAATTATCAGGACCTTCGCCGCCAACAAGGAAGATGGAGCGCTCTGTAAAGATAAATAGATTCCCATCCATGCTACCAAGGGCATTGGGCGGGTCTGAAATATTATCGGGAGTCTTTATGTAGAGGGCTTCGTTGAATCCTATACCAAAGCCATCACTAGCAAGTTTGGAATAATAAACAACATCACTCTTGCCGATAATAAAGAGTCTATCTCTATGAGCAACAACATACCTCGCAGAGAATGGGGCTTGTTTATTTGCCAGTTCTCCTGAGTCCGTATAGAGAAACTTTCCTGTTCCAGCAGTAGCATCAGCAATATTATCGACGAATGTTAGAATTCCACTACCAGCAGCGTAGGTAGTGCTCTCAATCCCAAGCGAAATCGTTGTAAGATGATTGTAGAGAGATCCGCCAACCTGCGTTCTATAGAGAGCAAGGCGAACATCTTTCTTATATTGCAGTCCAAAATGTGAACCAAGATCAAGATCTGCTATATCTATAGTTACCTTTTCATTACTACCATCAGTAGTGACCGTCACGGCATCAGAGGGCTCGCTTTGATGCAGGTTCCCTTGGGCGTCAACCCACTCATAAACAGCCTTGTAATAATATACTCCATTGCTAAGATTTCCCGTATCGGTAACAAGGGTTGCCCCAATCATTGGTCTATCTAAAAAACCAACAGTATGGAATTTCTCACCGTCGTACTGAAACAACCCCTTATCTGCCACATACAGAATGTCATGCAGCATAGCTCTACTTGGGGCAGGAACATCAACACGCTCCTCGTTGTATCTTCTGAAATCAAAGAGATGTGTTGTCGAGTTAAGAACCAAGGTTCCAGCCGTACCAAATCTATCGAAAGAATGACCAACAGGGATAGAAACACCTGTCCCGTTGAGGTGGGCAGCAGCACCAGTTACCGAGGCTGATTGCACAGCGTCAGGAAGCCAATCAGGAACAAAGGTCGAGACAGGGAGATGATCTCTTTCCCACATAGGGAGAATCTCGTCGATAATAGCAACGTCATCAATAAGGATCTGATTTACAGCCATCGTGCCGCCAGATTTATAAAACTCCAGCTTTGTTAGCTCACCCGCCCCGGAAACAGCAGTGATGAGACGACTATCAGTATGTCCAGTAGAGCTAAAGACTCCACCATTTATCGCGAAGGTGAGACTGGTCCCTGCTATCTGAAAGAATTTAACGTGAGATGCGTAAATCAGAGGAGGGTCAAAGGTAATTGTAAGCTTTTCGTTTGATCCTGAGACAGTATAGTGCGCCGGATTTGCATGACCAGTTAGCATATTTGTGGCAGCATTAGCGTTATTCGTTACATTGCGGCTAAACCTGTTAGGATTATCATTCGTGTCAGTGTCGCAAAGTGAGATTGTGTTTATCGGGGCATCTGAAACATCAGTATTCGCAGTAGGATTATCGTCGTGATAGAATCCGACCGTGCATGGCCCTGAGCCCATAACAAAGGCCATTCTTCCTTTTTGCGTAATGAATTTTGAATTGAATACCGGTATATGGCCAGTAGCGGCTGCGTGAAGATTGTCAAACCAGGCAATCACAAACTGACCAGTTGCTCCGGTGGGAGCACCATACCCATACTCAAGAAAAATTTGAACGTCTTGATCGCTTGTATGAAGAGGGTTAACGCAATCCCTAAATATGGCACGAGCAACATTGCTTGCCCCAAGACCCCAATCAAGGGTTGTTGTTATCGATACGGTGCTAGTGGTAACGCTTTCAGGGGCAGTTGATATTTTCGCACTTGTCCCATCCTGATGGAATGTGCTTATTTTGTTTGCATGAGTTCCAGAGACTCCAGCCCTGTGGATCTTAAGATGGCTACCATTCGTCAAGGAAACTCCGATCCCAGGTGTGGCCTTTAGTGAGAATGAATGGTCATCTGTATCAAGAACATACCATCTTGTTTGATATTGGGGTCCAGAAGCCAGGAGAAAGGATGTGTAAATATGTGCATATCTGCTCGTGGAGGCATTGCAAGCGTCAAAGCTTGCAACGGTAGTGGCATAATTGCTGTCTACCGATAACGGGTATCCGTCATTTCCGGCTGCAAGAAGAGTCACCCCTCCGGCCTTTACCGCCCCATCCTTATCCTTTAGCTTAGGATCTGCCTCAGTCGGATCAAGAATCCAATACTTTAATGCCTTCTCATCCTCGCCGAATATATAGAACTTGCTGTCTAACCACATTGGGCGAATTCGTCGCCCATTGTTTCCAGAGTTTACTGCTGTTCCTACTTTCAGATCAGAAATGACAAGCGCATTAGTCTCTCTGTCGAGGATTGATACCCTTTTATCGTATACTGCTTTATTGTTCGCCTGGTCCCAGGAGACATCAACAAACGTGACACAAGCCCATTTTCCATCAGAACTAAATGCTGTATTGGAATCTTCTTGGCGATATTCCGATCCCTTTGAAACAGGAACCATCGTATAGTCGATACCGTCAGAGTATCCTTTATCGCCTATAAATTTCTGAGAGCCGTAAGCGAGAACAGATGCAGGGTGAAGGATGCCTGTGGTTGCTCTATCGCTACGCTCAAAGTTTCTGGAAATGAGCGACCCTTTATAATCAACTAAGTCGCTACTGGCTTGATCTAAAATTGTCCAACCGCTTCTCTTATTAATGGCTCCTATCTTGTCGAATCGTCCATTCTCAAGAGTAACCAAATGCTCCTTGGGCAAGATCTTATGGTCTACCTTGCCCTGTATACCATTGGTAAATTTGATACTTGCCTTGTGTTTTCTTAATGGCATTTAGAATATCCAAAATGAAACAGTTAACTCATCACTACCTAATATGCTCAAGTTGTAGTAAAGAGACTCGTCGCTACTTGCTTGAGGAACAAAATAATCAAAAGTCTTTATAGCTCCAGTTGCCTTATTTCTGATCAATACAGGAAAGGCACCTTTAAACTTTCGGCCTAGTCCATGACCTGCTGCGACTGTTGTTCCATTTAGAACGTCGACTGTAACCAGCTTTCCGTCGAGAATCTCCTTGTCCCTAAGAAACCCGATAGATTCTTGAAGTGTAGACTGAGCCCTATTTGCCTCATCATTGGAGCTATAAGACGCATCAAATCGTTTCATCTAAAAGCCCTCAGCCAACCAGAGCGAGTTCCGGTTAATTCATCTTGAATACCTTCTGACTCACCTGCATCTCTATTGGCTGCTGCTTCCTCGATTCTTGCTCTAATTGCTTCAAGTTCTCTTTCAATAACAGTGGTACTAAGCTCCTCTTTTTCCTTCATCTTGTAAACTGCGGTGATGATTGCGTACTCTTCCCAATTTGACATAATGAAGCTGTTAACTTCATCATCGTCCTCTTCAAGATCTGAGAATGCAGGAACATACCAAAGCTTAATAGTTGAAGTTGTATTTGGCTCAGGAATGAACTCAATGCCATCCCCTCTAATTTGATACTGGTAATCCGTATAACCACCGCGACCAGTGATCGCAGTTGCAACGTATCTGTCTCGTTCTGCGAATGAGAACCGACGGACCCTAATTGTTTCCCCGGAATCAGTCGCATCCACACCAAGACACTTATAGAAATTTCTAATCCCTAGCTCGTCAAAGGTATATGTGGTCTGACCGCTAACAAGACTGAACTCCTTAGAGGTGACATAGTAATCCTCAAACTTTTGAACGAGGATATCATGCAGCTCACCAAGACCGACATTGATATAACGGTCAATCTCAGAATCGGAAAAGAAGTTATTCCCAACAGCATCAGCCCTGGTTCTTGCTCTGCTCCGAAGTTTAGAAAGCTCAGTCGCCATATCAAGTCCCCACGATAAAAACTTCGCACTCAGGAACGCCACTTGCGGAAGTAAGGATAAGATCATTCGCGATAGCCACATCTGGATTCATATAGATGCCACCAGGCGGAATAACTACATCTACATTTGATGTTCCTGCTGTGGTAACTCTGGCAGTCACATTAATAGCTGCATCATTGTTCTTAACTATCAGCATCGTGATGCCTCCAGAGAACATAGATAAATCAAATGTCTCCCCGTTGTCATCGCAATTGACTTCAAAGTGCATGTATTCATCAGGAGTCAACGCATAGGCCGCTGGCCTAAACTTGGTTCTCGGAGAACTATAATCCGAAACCTTAGAGTAGACGCCTTTGACTTCCAGCTTTGCAAAATCGGTAGGCATTACTCAGCTCCATGTTCTTCCAAACAAGTAACGATTGCATCCTTTAACGCAGAAACAAATCCTTCTTCGTCATCCTGATTGGCAGCTTCAAAAGCAGCCTTGGCAGATTCCTCGAAAGCTTCGCCGTAATCGTCATCTTCTTCTTCTTCGTACTCGTCTTCTTCTTCCTCTTCGTATCTGCCTTTTTTCTTGGAAGATTTACCACCAAGCATAATAGCCAGAACGTTTTTACCCTTTTTAGGCATAAGCTTCTCCAAGAAAAAAACAGAGGGGCACTAGGCCCCCCTGGATGATTAAGAATCTGCTACTTGAAAAACAGCAATGAATGAAAAGTCGGCATCTACTACAGCCGCATCTTCATCAATCGCCTCTGTTCTTACGCAGAGAACGGCATTGTTGCTTCCCTCAGTAAGACAACTAAAGGTTGCCGTAATATCAGTCGCAGTTGCAGTAGCCGCAGCAGAGAGTTCAAACGCTGTGGCACTTGTAACAGAAGCAACATACGCCCCCGATGGAATGCCTGCACCTGAAATAGCCATCCCTGGCACAATCAGAGTACTTGAATTCTTAGCGCACGTAGTAGACCCGCTGGTTGTATCAACCGTACCATCCGTAAAGTCTGCCACGTCTGCAACGAAAACATTATCAGCCGTTTCGCAAGAGCCAACAAAAGAAATAACCTTCTCATAACCTTCACGGGGAAAGGTTAAGCCATAAAGCCCTGTTCCCCGATCTGTAGGATAAAAGCCATTTCCTGCTGTAACTGCAACAGTACCAGTGCCTTCAACGCGACCAGCGATGGTCACGAGATTTTCACTATGATGAGAATTAAATCCACTCATAATTAACTCCTTAAGCTAAAGCAATTCGGCAGTTAAAGCCGGGTGCCTTGCATAAAAGGTTTCCGTAATAACCCCATCGGTACTCTACGCCATCTTCATTGGCCTGACGAAGACCTTTCAGCCCGTCAAAATCAAGAATTCGCGGAGCAGCTCCGAGAGATTTAAATTCCCAAGTATCCAATTGCAGCAAATAAGCTACATTGATTGGACAGTTATGGTCTGCATAGATGTCAACCATTCCGGTTGGAGTAGCAATGCTAATACTGGAAAAGCCAAATGTGCCAACCTTATCTTTTGGATCATACCGACGACGGGAGTTTCCACCCGCAGATACAGTGCCAACAGTATGTCGACCTTCAAGGTCAATGGCCAATGATGCCCAATTGGTGGGATTCATAAAGCAAGCATCAGGACGACCACCTTCACGGGAAGTTTTCACTGCCGCGTTAATGATGTCTTCGCTAACACTTACACCACCACCCGAAGCAGACTGACGCTGACCACCAAGGCGGGTGGCATCTACAGTACGATCAACACCAAAGAATGATGTAGAAGTTACTGCCGAAGGAATCCAGGCATCAATTCCTGAAATCTTTAGCTTTGAATTTCCTGTCCCATTTTGAGCATCACCTTCACAATAAAGATGAAGGTCGGCATTATCACCAGAAGCAATACTCCACGCTGCCTCCATAGGGCTACCAAGGGTAAGTGTTCCAGCCTCACGGTCAATACCAGTGACCTCAACAGCAGTGCCATTGTTCGCAAGAGTATCGCCTTCAGTAGCAGTACCCGCAACAATACGCATACCAACTTCAAAGTTTGCAGCATCCGCAGCTTGGGTGAGAGTCAGGGTAGTTCCATCATCAGCAGCACTATCGTCAAGCTGACCAATAGAACCAGAACCGCTTCGATAGATATCACTACCCATTGAACGAGACAGAGCAAGAAGAGCAGAGTCAGTCTTTGACTTTGCAACATCAAGCAAGGAACCTTCGTTCCCATCTGCTGCCAACAAGGTTTCGTTGTCTACCGAAACAACTGCATAGTCTTTAACGCGGGTTACAACGAAATCTGACAACTTCGTTCCGTTCCGATTGTTCTGTGCAGTTTGAAAATTAGCACTACGCCCATTAGTCACGCCGTATTCAACTGCATACGTAGCGTTTCGTCCTGGGAATTTTGTACTTTTAGGGATCATGGCCAATAAGGGGTTATTCTTATAGACCATATTTTCGACCTTCTTATACGGATACATGTGTTTCATGGCCGCATCGAAGTTCGTTAAATTAAAACTTGGCATAGCAAGTCTTCCTTTCTAATTTAAGTGAACAGTTTACCCTTCCAAAAATCATAGATCTCGTCATCGGACATATCCTCTGCCGGAGTCTTAGTTGGTTGAGTTTCTAAATTGTTGGACAATGTTAATCGCGACCGTTTGCCCTTATTATTCGATGCTTCCAATCCGTGGTACTTTTTAAATTTTGCTATAATGGCAGGATCATTAAAGATATTAGTCTCTTTTTCACCCAGGCCATCTTCTATCATTTTACATGCTTCATCAAAACCAAGCTCTACGCCGGTCTTTTGGTAATATGCTGCAATACCTTGAGCAATGTCCGGTGCGGTGCATTGCTCTTTAGTCAAAGGATAATCATCGGTAGACTTTATGAAGTTATCAACCTGAGAATAATACTGGTTAATGGCTCCTTGCTGCTCGTCGGCAGTATGTTTTGCTAGTCTAGCCTGGTCTCTCCTTTGTAGTTCTTCTCTAAGCTCCTTAATTTGTCGTTCTGTACTTGATAATCGAGTATCCTCAGACGGGTTATTGACCCCTGTAGAGATTCTATTTGTCCAATCAGAAAAAAACTCCAACGGATCAACACCCTGAGCCTCAAGAAATTTTTCAGGATTACTCATAAAAGCATCCCTTAGACCCTCGGCAGAGCCTACTCTTTGC